TATATCCTTCAAATATATCATATTCTTCCCACTTATCGCCATCAAAATATTTATTTGTTGTTGATTTTTCAGATGTTTTATTTGTAAGTAACAGTATATTTGATAGCTCGTTTGTATCTTCTATTCCTAAACTAAACATTCCAGTTTGTATTTCATAAAGTCTTTTTTTAACCTCTGTGTAACGCTCTTCTATATTTTGTGGAACTGGTGTAAATGTTCTTAAACTATATAATCTGTGTATTACAAAATCTATTGCTAAAAATTTAAGTTCATCTGGAGTTGATGTGAGGGGAAGATTATATCTTCCGCTTAAATATCCATCAATCATATTATCTACATAATCAATAGCAGATGTAATTTTTGCTGTTGCTATAGTGTCTCCTCCATTATCATTAGTTAATTGTACTAAATCATCATTAGAGACCGCTGCAACTATATCTGCTACAGAGCAATATCCCATTTTATCACCTTATGTATTTATTGTATCTTTCCAAAGATATCCAGCATCAGCACAAACCTGAATTTCATCTTGGTTTTCTGCTAATTCATAAACATCTTGGTGCTCAGCTGGTTCACGCCATTTCATCAATCTTTCATGGCCGCCACCTTCTTCTTCGTCAAACTTATCTCTGACTAAAAGACCTGCGCACATCATTTCAAGAGCTAGTTGATTCTTAGGATATGCGTAAAGGAACGCCATACCTTTATCTGCGTTTATTTCCCAAAATCTTGATGCTGTAAATTCTGTTCCAGCTTTTGTTTCTTTTGCTGAGTTGTAAACTGAGCTTGGAACAATTACTTTATCAACTTTAAGCTGATATGCAAGAATTTCAGGTGTTACATTCCTGTTAGATGTGTATTTAATCTGATCTTTAATTTCTGCTATTTCAGTAACTTCATCAAAAGTTAAATCATCCATAAGCAATCTAATTTCAAAATCTGGGCCAGATACAATACCCTTTTCTCTCATTACTTTTAAAGCATTTTTAATATCCGCCTTAAAAGTATTAGCTGTTGCGGATGATGCCCATTTTCCCTCAACATCTTCTCCGCCGATGTTTCCATCAGCCCATGTACTTGTAATGATATTCTGTGCTGTGAGATATTCTTTGTTCATGAGCATTTTCCATCTACAAAGCTGCACAGCTTTAATATCTGGATCAAGAGGTTGACCGCCCTGCTTTTTAGAATTTCTTCTTTTTTCATCTGTTACTTCAGATGCAAAAGCGTATTCAATGCAATCCCACGGAACTGTGGTTGTTTTGAATCCACCTCTTTTTGCCCTACCGCCTTCTCCTCTTTGTAAATTTCCTTCTTTTCTAAAGAAGTCGGATGATAGATATTTTGTGATTTTTGCCTTTGGATCATTCACATCAATTTGTTTGTAAACCTCTGTGGCAACAAATTGAGGGGGCTGATACATAATACTGGCATTTCTGAGAGTAACTGATGTTACAATACTCTTTGCTGTAGCGTCTGCCATTTTCTTTTATCTCCTTTATTAATGTACGACTGTTCCTAAACTATAGATTGTGACTGCTGTTGTAGATGCTGCGACAACAAGAAACTCTTTTGAGTTGTTTTGTGCAATGGTTGGTGTTCCGCTAATCGCTACTCCGATATCCCCTGCTGTTAGTGTGATTGTCTCACTTGCATCAGCAGTGTTTCTAATCGTGAATTTAAAAGATCCGACACCGATTGCTTTCATCGCTGCAATTAGCTCAGCTGCCGTTGGAGTCAAGTCAGATCTAGCCCCTCCGTTAGGATCTCTAAGAATCAATCCACCAAGAAGTTGTGCAACTGTAAAGGTAACAGCTCCTGCTGTATTTACTGTACTAACAACTGCATTTCTGATTTGACCGATCGCTGGTATTAGATTAATGCAAGCTAAATCATCTTCTGCTGCGGTTGCTCCAATAACCTTTCCTAAAGGAACTCCGCTATTTGCTATAATAGATGCTGCTTTTCCTGCATCGGTAGGGCTTACATACTCTGCTGTAACAACTTCTCCCTCATTAAGAGCTCCATTTGCTACTACTTTTGTTGGGCCAGAAATTCTTACCGTTGCTTCCTGTCCAGAATCTGGAGCGTTTTGCAAAACGCCATCTGGAGTTTCAAGGGCAGAATCAAGCAATCTTACCTCACCATTCGTATCAACTTTTACAAAATGGTACTGATAATTTTGCAGATCTTCTGCGGCCTTAAAGGATAAATCCGTTGCGCCCGGACCATACTGTGTCGCCATAATTTAATTTCTCCTTTATTATATATTAACCTGTTCTACTAAGTCAATGTTTTGTTTCTGAACCTCTGTCATAGCCTCTGCAAAGCTAAGTTTTGGATTCTTTTCAAGGTATTCCATTGCAAGTCTATTCAATTTAAGCTCTGCGGATTCTTCGTTGATTTTCTTTTTATCATTTCCTGCATCTTCTGAAAAAGAAACGATTTTAGGTTGTTTTGATAAATACTCTTTTAATTTATCAACTACATTTGCTTCAACTGCTTTTCCATTTTCACTAAAATTAAACTTACCTGCGTTATAAGTGGCTTCAAGTAAATCTACAACCATTGGTTTAAGATCCGTTACAAGTTTTCCTTCTCTATGAAGTTGTTCTGCAAAGGATTTATACTCTGCAATTCTATTTAATTGTTCTTGAGCGTTTAGTTTAATTTTTAGTGATCTAATCTCTTCACTAAATTCTTTTTCCTTTTCAGTTAATTCTGGCTCTTTCTTTTCATCTTTAAGTTTTTTGAGTTCATCTGAAACTTCATTAAACTTTGTTTGTGAATCATTAAGAGCTGCCTCTTTCTTAGCCAATTCTTCCTTTGTTGTAGCAAGTTCCTGCGTAAGAGTGTTAATTTTTTCATTAAAAGATTTTTCACTATCTTTTAATTTGTTCTGCAAATCATCAATTTGCTTTTTGAGTTCTGCTGTCATTACTTCTTCTCCTTCTTTGATTTTTTCTTCAAACTCAATATCCATAACGCTGTTATCTTCATTAAATTTAATATCTGCCAATCCTTTTACTGCTGGAGGAACTGCTCCTAAGAAACCTATATGCCTTAGCATTAAATCTCCATAAAGACTTATAGATCTCTTTTTGTACATACCCTTTTTAACAGCTTCAACAAACTCTGGAACTAATTGTTTAAATTTTGCATATAACAATTTTCCATCTGTTTTTAATTCTTCTACCCATCCAAATGCAGGTGCATTATCTTTTGGATGTCCTATAACAACAGGAGCTTCATGTGATTTTTGTTCATTATATTTTTTTACAATAGTTTCTAAATCACTTTTAGTCCACTCTCTTGTATAGCCAGATGAATCTGTTTGAGTTCCAGCACGAAATACTTCGACCCAATCTCCTTCAAACCAATTTTGTGCATGCTTAGTCACGATAAACTCCTCTTTTAATCCTAATTATTGACTCTTTGTTTAATTTTGTCAACTACTTTAGTCTATTTGTTTCGTCTAATAAATAATTCTCAACTAAATCTGTTATTTCTTTTACCTCTTTATCCGTAACTGTTAAAAAGGGTCTTTTATCAACATAAGATGTTTTTCCAAGATGATTTATTATAGTTCCTCCTTTTTCATGTAGAGCTGCATATGGAACATCAGTTCCTATTTCAACCCTGTTGGGGTATATTTTCATTTTTGGTGATTTTCTCAATCTACCAGTTCTTATTAAAGGATCAGTTCCAAAACCACTTGTAATCGTTCCTAGCATAGGTCTTCCTCTACCTACTTTGTAACTTTTTCTTAACACAAGTGTTATATCTTTTAAAGGTTTCCATTTAGGTCTTCCGCCTTCTTGAAAGTTTCTATCAATCCCCTTTAAAATAATTTCTCCAATTGGGCGCAAAAGAGGACGTATTTTATAACAACGCTCTCTTAGCATGCTTAAATAAGAATCAACGCTTTTTGTATCAAAACTAAGATTAAACATTATTTTTTAAATAACTCTCCTATTGGATTTTTAAAACCTTTACTTATAATTTCTCCTTCAAAGGTTTTTACTTTTATTTTTTGTTTATTATCTCTAGATCCAATTTCAATTTCTTTTTCCCCTATTTTACCACGAGATGATTCTACATTCAATCCTAATTTTTTTGCTTCTTTTTTACTATATGTTTTCACAAAACATCTACATCCAAAATCACTTGGAGGATATATAATTTTCCATATTGGATCTGTTGATTTAAAAACTCTATTATGAAGAATTTTGTGTGAATCTCTTACACGTTCATCATTCATTGTAATATACTGCCAATAAGGAACTAAATGTTTTACAGACCACTGCTCTTGAAATCTTCCAACAGAATAGGCAATATCTAAATTTTGCTGATATATAAATTTTAATCTCCACGGACTAATATACCAACCTTTTACCTGCATTATTTCTTTTATGTGTTTTTTAAAGGCTTCATATCCCATACCAGACTCTATAGCCTTAATTATAGTATTTTTTATATCTTTAAGTATATCTTCTTTCATTACCCCCGCAACAGAAAACGCCTTATTATAAGAATCATTATAAATATCAAGCCAATTTCTTGATATCTTATAACCCCTATTTTCTAAATATTCTACAGCTTTTTCTGGAGATATATTTAAAAGATATTCAAAATCTATTTTTTTATTCATTTGTTATGCATCTCATAAGTATGATTTTATTATAGTTTATTTTATAATTACTGTAAAGTAATGCTATAGCTCACAAGCTACTCCTCTACAAAATGTATAACTTGAACTAAGGATTACGGTTCTGAAGCTTGAGAAAACAACGCCGAATCATAATCATCAATAGATTCGACATACGTTTCTACAAAATAAAAAGCGTCCGCCCACGTAAATCTGCCAGAAGCCACAGCTTCCGCAAGTCTGGAACCTGGTATTCTGTCTATATAATAACAGCCGTTAACGCCTTCTTTTAGCGATTCGCCTTTATTTAATTTTGTTAGTGGGTCTATTTGTGTCATTATTAATTTACTACTAAAGC